AAGACGATTCTTCAGGAGCAGATGGAATAGACAATTCTGACTGGACAGAGGCTTCTGGTGTATCAGATGGAACATTGCCAGCAACAGCTCATGTTGTAGCAGTAGAGTATGTAAGCGCTCTTGGTTCTCCTGGAACTGTAACATTAAATTTAAGTGGAGAGAACTTTGCAGTCCTAGATGCAGGGCAATCAGTAGTAATTCCTATGGAAATGGGAGAAGTTCTTTCATCAATAACAATTAAATGTACAGATTATACTAATGGCACAAACGAAGCGACTGTTAATGTTATGGTAGCAGGTGTATAATGGCTGCAATAGAATTTACAGCAAAAGAAATTTATAGTAGAGTACTGCAAGCAGTTCCTGGTATATCAGAGAACTATGTGCTCAACTTAATTAATGAAGCATTAGTTGATATGGGTAGATATACTAATCAAATAGAGAATGCAAAAACAAACTTAGTGCATGACCAATTATGGTATGCATTAGATGATGACGAATCAATAACTGTTAACAAATTATTTAGATGTACAATACTTAATTCAGACGGAGAATACATAAAGATTCCTAGGTTAACAAATGGAGAGATAAAACAATTCTATAGCGAAACAAGTACAGCAGCTAATACAAACTGGACGGAGATATAATGGCTTTTGTAAGTAGTTCATATAAAGACCCTAGTAAAACTTTTGTATGGTGGGTAGAAGGCGATAGATTAGCTATTGCTACTACAGAAGGAGATGGAAGTACAACAGAAACAGATAAAAGTAGATTAAAAGCAGTACAGCTTGGTTCTACTGGAGACCAGATGATTGATGGTCTTGTTGTTTCTTATTATGCAGAACCAGATAAACTTACAAGCATTACTGGTACAATAGATATAGATAATGTTTTACAACCAGCATTGATAGATTATGTAAAAGGAAAAGCTTTGATGGATGCAGCAGCTAGGGCAACAGATGTTAATCTAGCTCAAATCAGAATGGCGTCCGCACAACAATGTATGGCTAACTATAAAGAAGCTGTACGTAGATACGGTATGAAGAAAAACGATAAAGTAGGCGGAACTAGAGTTGTAGTTCCAGCAGATATGAGATAAAGGGGCAACGATGGAAGTAGGGAAAGAAACTAAATTTACACTATCTATAGAAACAGCTATTAGTATACTTGTTACTGTAGGTATGATAATTGGTATGTGGTATTCATTGCAAGCAGAAATAGAGCTAGCTAAAGAATTGCCAGAACCAGAGGTTTCACGTATGGAGTATGATTTAAAAGACCAAATGATACGTGATTCAATATTAAATACAGAAGGTAAAGTAGATAAGCTAGAAGAAAAAGTAGACTCTGTTAAAGATGATACAAGAATGATTCAAGAAACTTTACTAGACATGAATAAAGACTAATGAGGTTTTCAAATGAACAACAAATTTATATCATACTTGGTATTAACGCTTTGCTCGTCGCTATCCTGGCTGCACTCACAATCAGTCAACTTAGATAGTTTTGCTAAGGTACAAGCATTAAATATACAAAAGTGCGCAGTAGTACAAGTTAATGCGGGTTGGAATTATCAGAACAGAGTAAAGGTAGAAAAGCTAGCTGAACTTTGTTATGTAGGTGAAATAGATTTAAATAATAAAGCAATAGGTGCTGTCATTCAAAAAGAATGGAATATTAAAGTAGTCCCTACAATTATTATATTAAAAGAAGGCGTAGAGGTTATGCGCTATGAACCTGGTATCAGTATGAGGTTTGACGAAACAGAAGTATTTGATAAGATTAAAAAAGTTATTAAATAATGTTTAACGGACCAAACGGAGCTGGTAAAGGCGATAAGCCTAGAGGTATGAAAATATCTAGAAAAGAATTTGAAAATAGATGGGAAAAGATTTTTGGACACAAAGGTGTAAATAAAGATATATTCAAGGAAGACAATGCCAAGAAAAAAAACAAAAGCAATTAGAAAAACTACTAAGGGAAAAAACGCTAACTACAGGCCTACGAAGAAAGGCGCTGGTATGACAAAAAAAGGCGTTAAAGCTTACAGAAAAGCTAACCCTGGAAGTAAATTAAAAACTGCTGTTACTGGTAAAGTTAAGAAAGGTAGCAAGGCAGCTAAAAGAAGAAAGTCTTATTGCGCAAGGTCTTTAGGGCAACTAAAAAGAAGTTCTGCTAAAACTAGGAATAATCCTAATTCTAGAATAAGACAAGCGCGTAAAAGATGGAAATGCTAAACAAACAGGAGATACTATGAACATTGTAATTAGTAAATTAATGACAGGCTTATTAAGTGAAAAAATCTTAAAAGCTGTATTGTTAAAACTTGGTGATTATCTTATCAAGAAATCAGACAATAAACTAGATGATGAAATCTGGGCTGAAGTTAAAAAAGCCCTTAAATAAAAAAGGAGAGAATATGAACTGCGAATGTGGATGTGGGTGTTAATAGATGCCTAGAAGGTCATTACAATTAAACGACTTTAGCGGAGGACTTAATACCAAGTCCTCTCCTAGGGATATTGCGCCTAATGAGGTATCTAAAGCAAACAATGTAAACCTACATAATTCTGGTTTAATATTATCTTCCTCTGTATCAAGTGCTAAATCATCAGCTAATGCGCCCAATGCGCAAACAACTGCAGGATATGGTGCTTTTATTTTTAACAGTCAATATAACACAGATTCTAATGCTGGAGATGTGACTGGTCCAAACGTACAAGTATTTGCATTTCCTGAAAACAATACTTCAGGAACTAGTACGAAGATACTAACTTATGCTAGAGACTTTGGAAAGACTTCAAACTTTACTTTAACAGAAGCTTCTGGAGATGCTATCATTGATATGCAACACGAGAATACAGTATTGCCAGTATATTATTTTGTAGACGGAACTTTATTTGTATCAGATGAAACTGTAGTTGATGGAACTAACAGTACAGAACCAAGAAGATTGGTTTACGTAAGTGAAACAGATAGGTTTGGAACTGATGTTAGCGGTTGGCTAGATACTACTATGAAAGTAGAAAAGAATGGTTCTCAGTTTCACTCTATAGTAAAATCAGATACTTTACCAGAACCAGATGGAACTGTTGGAGAGTTTAGCGTTAGTTTACAAACAGACCCTACGTTAGATTCTCAGTCGTTTTTTGAAATTATTGAAGACACAGATACAGATAACTTTCTTGTAGTTACGTCCAATCCAAACGAAACAAATCCAGACCCTACTGCTGATATAAAATTAACAGATAAATTAATTCATTTAAAACTAACAGATGCAAACAATATGTCTTCTGTTACTTTAAACTATGGTACTGATAGCGGTATAACAACTGGAGGAATAGCGAATCTGATAGGACAAATTATACATATAAATGGTGAAGCTATGAGAGTAAGAAGCACAAATACTATGGATGGCTCAGGAACTTTAAGCGTATTACAACTTCTTGTAGACAGAGATGTATTTGGAACTGGTGTTTTAGAACATGCTAGTGGAGCAAAAGCTAAAACAACCTTAACAACAAGTATAACTGTTACTGGCGGTGGTTGGGAAGCAGGTTCTTATGAATTTTGTCATACAGTAGTAGATTTGCAAGACAATGAAACATTGCCACAATCACCTCAATCAACTTTATTTCCTATTACAACAGGAGCATATTTTACCAATGTTGGTTTTATTATAAAGCACGGTTCTTTTACTGCAAGAAAAAATGAAAAAGGCGTAAGAGTTTATACAAGAAAAAAAGACGGTAATGGTAGATGGATATTATTTTTAGATGTAGATTATCAAAGAGGAGTAAGAACAAACTTATTTGAAGATTACGATTCTTTTTCTAGTGCAACTGGTACAGGAAGTAATTATAGGAAAGTAGAAGGAATTGATGTAGTAAATCCTTCTTTAGATACCTATGAAAGTATTAATGGTTATTCTCAAGACGAAGAAAGTATTGACTTTGGTACAGACGGAGGATACAGAGCTTCTACTGTATGTGCAAGAAGAGCTTGGGTTGCTAATGTAAGAAAAAACAATGAAGTGTTTGATGATAGAATTTATTATAGTCCAGTAAACAAATTTGCAACATTTCCTGATAGTTATTACTTAGATATTGGTATTAGCGACGGAGATTCTTTTACAGCATTACATAGTTTAGGGAATAGATTGTTAGCTTTTAAACAGAAAAAATTATATGTGATTAATGTATCTTCTACTTCTGATGCTGGTTGGTACTTGGAAGCTGAGTACGATGGTATGGGTTGCATATTTCAAAACGCGGTAGCTAAAACTCCATTTGGTGTATGTTGGGTAAATAGAAATGGTGTATATATTTTTGATGGTTCATCAGCACCGAAAGAATTAACAGCAAAATTAGATGATAATTTATGGCAAGCTGGACAGGAACTAAGTAGTGCTTTGTTAAAACCTTCTATAGCATATGAACCGAAGTATAAACAATTATATGTTTTACAAGACTCTGCAATGACATCAAACAGTGGTGTAGATACAGAAGATAAAGTTTTCTGTTATGACTTTGCAACGCAAGGTTGGACCACGAGAGCGTGTGTAGGAAGTGCAGATGTATCTAATTTTGTAGAATCATTT